TAAATCCCTATCATGACTTGTTCCACATTCAGGACAAATCCATGAACGATCTTTTAAAGTCAATTCTTGGTTTTTATAACCGCATACACCACATAACTTCCTGGAAGGAATACCTACTATTTGTTTATAAAGACCCGTCAAAGAAAACTACGACATCTTTAGTGTCGTAGATGAATTTGACATTTTTTGACTTTAGTTTTTTAATATATAGTTATAGTTAAACATGAAGTTTAACCAGAGTTCTTTGATGTAATGATATATGGTTCTGTAAAGAAATTCTTTTTACAGGTAAAATCATGAAAAGTATCAATCCCAGCGTCACATAACGTAAATCAGTAGATTAAGCGTGTGCCGTAGAAACTACGACATCTTCAGTGTCGTGGTAGTTCATTCTAATAAACTATGCATATTTGCATACTCTGATATCCAATTTTTATAAGGGGTTTTTATAGGAATATGATTCTTCTGCATTTGAGTTCTTTTTCCTTTTTTTCTTTTTTCAGTTCATCTTGTAATTTACTATAATCTATTTCCTCTATCTTTTTGTTCATCTTTTATGAATCATTTTTTTAATACATCTTTTATATCAGTAACATAACTAATTACATGTATTATAGGATCTATTGTATGTTCATATTCAGCATTATATTGTCGTTGTAAATTCAGTATCATTGCTGATTTTTTAATATCGCCATTATTTTCCATAAAATATGAGAAAAATGGACGACCTAAAGTTTTCATCAAGTCTAATGGTTTATCTTGAAAATTATCCATAACAAAATGCCAATTTTCTTGGACATTATTTGTACCACTTGTTAAAAAATCAAATATATCCTTGTACCCTGATGTTGTTATATTTTCTAAATCACCTTTATTTTGTGTAATGTAAATTTCATTTAACTTTTGGACAGCACTTCTTAAATCTGGAAAATTAACAGCAATTAATTTATTAATTTCTTCATCTGTTAAATTAATATTCATTCTCTTTGAAATTGCTTTCAAATATTTAAAATACATTCCAGTTAGATATTTAATTTCTTCTTGATTTCTTGGTGTGAAATCTACTTTTGTGAACCTTGAAAGTATTTTGTCGTCAACTTGTCCAATGTAATTTGTTGTTAATATAAATCTGACATGTTGATATTTGTCAGAAAATCCTTTCAATGCTTTTTGAAATTGTGGCGAAACCCCGTCAAATTCATCAAAGAAAACTATTTTTTCTGAATTTTTTTTAAATGGATTTAGTGTTTTACAAAATCTTTCAACTTCATTTCTGAGTATATCTACTGAAGTTTCTTTTGATGAATTGAATTCCATATCATCAGCATCTTGACACAATATTTTTGCTAATGATGATTTACCTGTACCTGCTGAATCACTATAAAAAATTACATTCATCGGTAAACCATCTTTAATAAGTTCTCTTACCCTTGGTAAGAGAATTATTGTGTTTAACGATTTGGGTTGGAATTTATACCAAAATAAATTATCTCGCATTTTCTATTTTTCTTAATTTTTCTTTTCTTTCTTCTCTAAGCATTTGCACTCTTTTAAGGTGTGAAAGTTCTTTTTTTAAATTAACTCTATAATTAATCATATTTGAAATTTCACTTGCTGTGAATTTTTCATGATTAGAATTTATATTAACTTTAATATTAAAGATAACCAATTCTAAATAACTTATTCTATTATTTGTTTCTTTCGAGTTCAATCTACCAAATTTTTTCATACTAAATATATTGTTAAAATACGAATTAGTTTAAATAAAAAAAGAGCCACCTTGGTGGCTCCCTTCGTAACAACTATGAACATCGAATTAGCAGGTATCGCTACCCACTACTCACTTATAGATAATAAACAACTGTAGGTTTAACTTTTTTTCATTATTTTTTTCAGTTTTAAAAGTCTTAGAAGTTTTTTAGGTGTAACTTCAACAACTTCATATACATACAATCTATTTATATCTTTGTCAAATCCTGGTTGAAATATACCATTATTCATTTCTTCAACTGCTTTGTTAATGCTTTTTTTATTTTTCCAAATCCCAGCCAGATTTATATGTTTGGTAGACATAAATCTATAACCAAGATCATATTTTATTAATTCTTTAATATAAAATTCTTCATTTTTTAGAGTTGTGAATTTTATTACGTATGTTCTTTTCAAAGTCATTATATTTATATATAGTTAAAAAGTAATAGTTGTATGATAGATAAACAATATATGATTGATGAACAGTATCATTATGATGATAATTATTTTAGAATGATAACAATAACTTTAGCAAGAGTTTTAAATAAAAGTGTTAGATGGATAAATCGTTTTGAAAATAAGAAAATGAGAGTTTTATTACCTTTTTACACACCAATGGGTGGACAAGAAAGATTAATACTGGACGCATTTGTTGATGATATCGCAGATAGACGAGTAGAATTAGACACAACTCAAAAACAACGAGGTGTAATAATATTTAATGGTGTGACATCAATAGATGACGAATTTGCTAACCCACATCAATATATTTCAAAAACTGGTAAAATTAACAACGAATTAAAAACTGTTTGGTCTAGAATTAGAGCGGTTCCTATACATTCATCATATGAAGTTAAAATCAGATTGGATAATGAGGGTGAAGTTACAACATGTATGGCAAAATTGTTAGATACGTTACATAATTATAAATATACATCATTTGATTATTATGGTCAGAAATTAGATTTATTTTTTACATTACCATCAGATAAAAGTATTGAAATTATCAGAGAACAAAACCTTACTTCAGAAGTAACTCCAACTATTTCTATGTCATTAGAAGTTCAATCATATTATCCTGTTTTCTTAACTAATACTGATGATTGTGAAGTTTGTGATAATGATGCTGATATAGATTGGAATTTCTTAGGTGTTGAAAGACCTAATGGTGATGATACAAATTGTAAAGGTTTGAAACGAGTTTATTGGTATAATAATTTCATTGATAAGAAAACCAAAACAGAAATTGTTGAAGAAAAAATTAGAGATAAATTCTTAGATTCCGATATAATAGAATAACTATGAAATATTTAAAAAAATTCTTTGAATTAGTCGATTATGATTACATTTCTGATTATGATGAAATTTATAATGAGAAAGAGTATCCTTCTTTATATTTATATCGGCATTTATATCACGATCATGAATTAACCCACATTCAGGACAAATCCATTCCATATAAGAAGTTCAAATAAAACATTTTTCAGAAAAATCTCCACCATATAAAAGAGGTGAAACTATCGCATCTAATTTCACAATGCCAACATCTTGGTCAACAAATATTTTAATTGCCAGAAGATTTATTGATGATTTTCCATCTTCAACTCCTTTTGTCGCTTCAATGATAGTTGATCCTAAAGATATATTAGTTGATGTTCAGATGTTACCAGAACAATATTATCATACAAATCAACGAGAAATAATCATGCTACCTGGCGAATATGAATATAAATTGGTTTGGAATGGAAAAGTTTACTAATGATACTTCTATACATATAATACTCTTCCATTAATAATAATATCGTATCACCACCTATAACTTTATTTAACTCATTTGTAGGTGTGAATTTAAGATTTGGAAATTTTTGTTCTATAAATTCCCTTGGTGTCATTTTTTTCATAAACTTATATATTTTATTTTTTGTTCTTAGTTGGAAAAAAGTCATATTTATAATAAAATATATAATATAGAATTTTAAAATAAAATTTTTTAAAAAACTGCAAGATATAAAAAAATAAAAAACAATATTATGAAAAATTTGAAATTAGATTTATTCAATTTTAAGAGAACTCTTACGATTGATGAAAGTGACCTAACACAGGTTGTTGAGACTTTTATTCAGAAATATGATGATTTCTCTGAAAGAGAATTAGTGCAAAATTTAACTGAAAGATTGATGCCTTATTCATGGGACAATAAAGTTAAAAACTTGATGGAATCATTTAAAGAAGAATTAGACAATGAGCCTCTTAGTTATAATCTTAAACATTTATATAAGGTTATTGATAGAAAAAACCACGGACAATTGTATCGTCCAGCAATGAGTTCAATTTTGAACATTATTAATTTAGAAAATGATGATTCTAAAATGGAAGCTATTATGAATGAGTTGACAATTCATGATTGGATTCCTGAAGTAAAACAATTTTTACAAGGTTATTCAAATAATCCAATTGAAATTCAAAATTATAGAAATTCAGGTAAAGGAACTAAAGTTTACACTTTAGTAGAAAAAGTTGATGAAGGTCATTTAGCATTTGTAGGAGATAGATGGTTCTTAATAGGTGAAAATGAAGTTAAACAAACGTTATTGGAAAATCACATTGAGGATAAAGAAAAAATGCAAGAATTTAGAATTTTAGAAAAAGCATTATCATTATCAGAAATTGAAGATGATAAAATTAGTTTTAGAATTGATGAAAATTTAATTTTAAGTATTTCAACTAAGAATAATAAAGATGTTTTCTTAAATGAAGAAAAACTTGATACAGAAACAACTCTTGAAAATTTATTTGATTCAAAGATTATTCCTTGGTTAAAGAGAGATTATTACGTATTAGCATCTACAACAGCACAAAATATTGATAAATTTGTTGATTTAGATGTAGCATTAAGAGTTACAAATAATCTACATCCTTATCTTGAAGCAACAATATTTAACTATAAAGATAAATTATATGTATATACAAAAGATCAAAGAAGAGGTAGTGCATTTTATGAGTACGCATCACCAAATGATTTAATTATTGACATCCAAAAAGATCTTGACTATGATTTGACTCCATTTGTTGAAAATAAACTTTCAAAAGAATTATTACACCTTAGAGCATTGGAGGATAAAGAAAAGAAAATTGAAGAAAAAATCAGAGATTGTAATGCTTCAATTGATATGTTAAAAGAAAACGAAGAATTAGTAAATGAAGATGCGAAGTTAAAACAAACATTTAACAATTTATTAATCTACAAACACGAACTTTATAAAAATCTCAACTCTATTAAAGAGGCTAAAGTTAACGCTAAGAGAAATATAAAGTAATAATCACACTTCATTTCAGGAAAAGAGGAACAAATTGTTCCTCTTTTTTTATGCGTTAAATTATTTTTATTTAGACTAAATAAAAATAATTTAAAACTTTTTTTATTTTATTATATATATGTAAACACAATGATATCAAAGTGATATCAAAATGGTATCATTTTTGTATCAATATATAAACACTTTAATATCATATTTAAGGCATAGAAGGAATAAAAGGCACAAAAAATAACACCATTTTATGGCGAAATATCTTGATGATGCCGATTTTTACTACGAAATTGTAGTATCTAAGGGTAAAGGTAAACTTACTCCCAAATCTCAAAAAATGATAATTCTTATTGGAGAAAAAATGATTCAGAAGTTTGAAAATAAATATAAAACAAGCGATGATAAATTTGATTGTATGCAATCTGGAATTATGATGATGTTTAAAAATTGGCAAAATTTTAACGAAAAACGATATACTCAGGCTTTTCCATATTTTTCAGAAATATGTAAACGTGGATTTGCACAAGGGTTAAATGAACTATATCAAAAAAAGAATAATCAGAGTCCACCAAAAATGATTAGTTTGAGTAGTTCTAATGAAGGTAAGGGTCTTCATAACATCTAAAAAATTAAAAGAAAAGACAACATAGTTTGTCTTTTTTTATGGTCAGCAAAATTTTAATATATAGAACATGGCTTTAAGAGATTGGGTTAGACATGAAGGTACTGTAGATTCACCAACATTAGGTAATCAGTTTGATCATTTGACTGATGAACAATTCATTATGCTTGTTCGTAACATACAATATGAAGATATTTCTAAAAATAGAGTTCAACATTTTAATAGTTTATATGATGTTGCTATGGCGAATCCTGGTAGTTATATTAATATAACTAATAACTATAAGCTTAGACAAGAGCCACCTAACCCTAGTCAATATAAAAAATAATTTTTATTATGATTGATAGTAAGTTAAGTAAAGAAAATATTGAAAAAATAGAGGAAGCCCGAAAGGTGTATAACGAGAAGAACATTAACGAATTATTAAGTGATAAAGAAGAGAATAAATTGAGAAAAGAAAAATTAGATAAAATAGAGAATGGGCAAAAATCGTTCAAATGGAAATAAAAAGAAATAGAAAAAAGAATGAGTTATAGTAAAGAATATTATCAGAAAAATAAAGAGAGAATTAAAAAAAAGAAAAAGAAATATTATCTTGAAAATAAAAAAGAGATAGATGATAGGAATAAGAAATATTATAAAGAAAATAAAGAAGAAATATCAAATAGATATTCTGAAAAGTATCAGGAAAATAAAGAAGAGTATATAGAAAAGTTCAAAGCATATTATCAAGAAAATATAGAAGAGTGTAAACAAAGATCTAGAGTATATTATCAAAAAAATAAAGAAAAACATAGAGAAACAGTTAAGAAATGGGTAAAAGATAATAAAGAAAAATATCAAAAATATAGAAGAGATTATATGAAAAATGATAGAAAAAGAACCCCACATATCTATGCTTGGAGAGAGTTATTAAAAGGTACTATTAAAAGAATGATTTATATAAAAAAAGAAAAAACAATAGATATATTAGGATATTCATCATTAGAATTAAAAGAACATATTGAAAACCAATTTTTAATAGGAATGAATTGGGAAAATTATGGTACCATATGGGAAATCGATCATATAAAAGAAGTGTGTTTTTTTGATAAAAATACACCTCAAAATATTGTTAATTCATTGGATAATATACAACCAATTTGGAAAGATGATAATATTAAAAAATATTATAAAAATAAAAATGGGCAAGAATCGAGCAAAATTTTCGAGTAAAAAGAAATATCACCAAGGTAAATATGTTCTTCAAAATGTAGAAAAATATTTAGGTGATCCATCAAACATACAATTCCTGAGTTCTTGGGAATTTGCATTTTGTAGATGGTGTGATTTAAATGAAAAAGTTAGACGATGGAGTTCTGAAGAAATTGAAATACCATATCACATTACTAATGATATTGGACAAACAGAAATACATAGATATTATCCAGATTTTTATTTAGAGATGACAAAAAATGGTGATCCTGAATTTTATGATAGACTTATTATAGAGGTAAAACCTAAATCTGATACACTACCACCTGGTAAACCAAAAAAACAAACTTTAAAATTACTTGAAAATTATGAATATTCATTAAGAATGTATAAGAAAAATTTACACAAATGGGCGTATGCTAAAGAATGGTGTGATAGACGAAATATGAAATTTGTGATTATTACAGAAGATGATTTAAAGAAAAGAGGTTTAATTCCAAACAAATAAAATATATAGAGCATGGAATTTAAAGAAGAAGTTCGTGCATTAATGGGTCAATACAGTAAGAATATAAAAGTGTTGCGTGATGATTCTACTGCCCAAATATTTCAAACCGCATTTAAAAAACCTACATGGCAAATAAGACCAACTAATGTTAATAAGTTACGAAAAGGTTGTTTTTATATTATTAAGTATAATTATAACGGTAATAAAATTTGGTGTCCAATTTTATCATTAGAATATAAAGTAAAAGATAATAAGAATATCTTATATGCTATCAATTTTGATTATTTGCCTTATCAGTATAAGATATTGTTTGTCAGTAGTTTATTTAAAACAAATAAAAGTTATGTTGATAAGAATAGGGATATACAAAACGTTTTAGAAGAAGAAAGTCTTGATGCAAGAATTGAAAATGTTTATAGATGGTTGCAGACAAATGGTCGTAAAGAATACTCCCTAACTGGCTTTGATGTGTTAAAAATAAAGCAAATATATGCGGTATCAACAACAATACTTGATAGATTTATATTTTTAGACACCAAATATATAAATAAGAGGATGATGTTAGATACTTTAGAATCGATAGATGATCAAAATATTAGGTTGGAAATGCAAAGTAAGATTGAAAAATATGAAGAATTGTTGGAATTATATGAGAAGGATGTAGAGTTATTTTATAGAGCATTAAGAAACTTTGAAGCTAATTTAAAACTGTTTGATGAATAGGGAACACAAATAATAATATATAATTGAAAATTAAGATAATTTAATGGCTAAGCAACAATATAATCGACTTAATGAATCAACATATAATCGATATAATCAGCCAAATTCTATGTACGAATTTGGTAGAAACCCAAATAGAACTTTTACAAATAAACTTCTTAGACGATTATCACAATGGGGTCAAGATACAGATGACATGGTTGTTAGAAATAGTCAGGCAATAGGTGCTTTTGAGGACACTGATAGTATGATTAATGATCCTGGTACAAATATGTACGACTTATTTACTAAGAAAATTGTATCTAAATTCCTTGAACAGAAGTCAATCGCATATTTAGATAGAAAATATTTAGATAAAAGAAAAATATTAAGACAATATTCAATAAAAGAAGAAATTAAAGATTATCTTACTAGAATATCAGATGAGACAATTATTTATAATGATAATAATTATTTTTGTAAAATGATAGATTTGCCAGAATCTTATGATCAGACAATTAGAGATAAATTTCAAGAAAATTTTAGAAAAATTTACAATGGTTTCGGATTTAATGATGGTGTAAAAGCTTGGAATTTTATGAAACATTTTCTTATTGATGGATTTATGGCGTTTGAAATTGTGTATGATGATAAACAAAAGAACATTATAGATTTAAATTTGTTGGATCCTTTGACACTTATTATTGCTACTGAGCCAGGTAGTTCAACATTAGTTTGGATTCAAAATCCAGATGTTCCACAATTAAGAAGAGTTTTATTAGATACAAATATTATATATCTTTCATATTCAAATAACATGGAATATGATGAAACATCATATGTTGAAGGTTTAATTAAACCTTATAATGAACTTAAATTGTTAGAACAAACAAGATTGATGTATAATATTAATCAAGCTGCTATTTATAAGAAATTTATTATACCAGTTGGAGGATTAACAAGACAACAAGCAGAACAGCAAATATTGCAGTTAATGTCCGAATACCATGAAGATATTGAATGGGACAATAGAACTGGTGAAGTTTATATTAATGGAACAACAAAAATACCACATTCAAAAGATTATTGGTTTCCATCAAGTGATCAAGGACAACCTGAAATGGATATTATTCAACCAGCACAGGCTTCATTAAATGAAGATGAGGTATTAAGTTGGTTTGCGAGGAATTTTAAAAGAGCATCAAAATTACCATTCAGTAGATTTGAAGAAGAATCAGGTGGTGGTGGTTATTATGATGATACATCTAATATTACAAGAGATGAGATTCGATTTAAAAATTATATCACTAGAATTAGAACTATGTTCAAAGAAATAATATTAAAACCATTACAAATTCAAATGGTGTTAGATTTTCCTGAATTAGTAGATGATAAATTATTTGAAAGTTTTATTAGAATAGAGTTCAATTCTAATGATTTATTTGAAGAATGGAAATTTTTAAATAATTTGGCAAAGAGATCTGAAATAGCATCAACATTATCAACAAACTTGCAGGATTCAGAAGGTAATCCTTATTTGAGTATTGAATGGATTGTAAGAAATATTATGAAATTTACAGATGCTGATATTGCTGAAAATGAAAAATATAAACTCAGAGGCGGTGATGCTGGTGAAGGCGGAGGCTCAAGTGGTTCTGGCGGTGAAGGCGGTGGAGATGAATTCGGCGGTGGAGGAGAGGACTTCGGTGGCGGAGGAGAGGACTTCGGTGGCGGAGGAGAG